AACTATACTGATAATAATCCAATACAACAAGATAATCTTTATATTATACAAAATGTTGATGCAACACAAAATTCGATTACTTTACGATGTGATGATTCAAATGAAAATATAGTATCATATGATTTTGGAAATAATCTTGGTGAATATAATAATCAGAGAAATGATAATAATAAATTAACTAACATTTTTGACAACAATACAAAAATCATACCAGATCATAAATATATAGTTTATCCACGAATATTTATAGATTATTCTAGTTTTGACATAACTAATTTGGATAATATTATTTTTATAGTGAATCATAATAATAATTTCTATAATATATACTTTTCGACACAACAGACCTTTATTTATGATTATAAAAATATAAATACAAAAGAATTTGTCGATACCCAAATATTTGATAAAATCCCTTTCTATAGAATATTTCCATGTAAAGAAATAAATTCCAATTTAATAAAATATAAAGAACAAATAAAACCTCTTGATGGTTCTCTCTTTTTCAATTCTTTTAATAGTAATATTATAATATACGAACAAAATTTGAGAAATGGCGCGGTTTCAAGACCAAGTATCAGAGAAACAATTATAAATACAATGAGACAAATTAAAGACCCCTTATTTCGTAGAATTGAAAGTTATACAGATAATGAATCATTTCCTGAATTATTAAAAAAGAGAGAAGGTATTACTATTATAACAATTCATAAATATACAACAGATCTGCCAAGTCTTTCTACAAAATTAGGAAATAATGTACTGAAAAATAATCTAGGGTTTTATACATTAGACGAAGCAACTAACAAAATAATACTTATAGAACAAACATCTAACCCTGATACACCTGCTGATATGGATCAGACAAATACTGGTTATCATTATAATTATAATACACAATATGAAAAATCAGAAAAATTAATAAGTGATGAATTATTTATTACAACATTATTGACTAATAAAATAATTTGTCCGAGAATTTTTATAGAATATGATACATTTGATATAACAACCCTTTCAAAACTTATTTTTGTTATTGAAACACATAGAGCTGACATGTCAATTGAAAATAGATCCTGTTTATATATTAAAAATACAAAAAATACATTAACATATGATTATAGTGGTAATCCAAGATTTGTAGACAATCATATTTTCGAAGTAATTCCTTTTTATAAAAGAGAATATTATGAAGATGTAACTCATGATATTCTCAGATCTATCGCGAACAATCAAAATGTAACCAAGTATTTTGATAAATATAAAGAAATAAAGAATTCTTTGTTTTTTAATTCATTTTTTATGGAAAATAATATTGTTGTGAATGATGGAACTAATATCGTATATGGAGGCAAAAAAGGTTCTATTCTTCGTGGAGGTGAACCAGATTCAAGTGATCTTATCATAGAAAATATGAAACGTAAATTGGGATCAAAAATCGATAAATTTGTAGGGAAAAAACTAATAGTGCCTCCAGCTATTAATGTTATGAAGGATAAGGATAATAATTTATGCTATGTAATACAAGTATCATTAGATTTACATGAAGGTAGTAAGGATGTGACAAAGAAAGAAAAACAGGTTGCCACTTGTAAAAATAATCATGATAAAATTGTCAATGCATGGAAAATATTGACAAATCAAAGTGGTGAAGCGCCCTTAGCAGTGAAAGAAGAGAAAAATGTTCCAGCTTCAGTTGTATCCAATCGTTTGTCGGTATCAATGAAATAATATTGTATAAACTCATTACGAATTTCTTTTGGGATATAGTTAAAATCGACGAGTAGTTGGTTCAACTTCCAGCGTTCATCAGCATTTTCTCTCTTTAATCGTTCTTGAAAGAAATAAGGGTCATCATAACATTTTTCCGCAGTTTTTGGTCCACATTTCAAAAAGATAGAAGGTATATTATCACTAGTGTCTCCCATTACAATTTTACAGAAAAGATCTTTGGCAGCACATCCATAACTACTCTTCTGTTTTGTCAGATCTTTGAATCCCAGATCGACGAGATGAATATTTTTTGTTGTGGTTAATTGTAGATAGTCTTTGTCACTTGTAATAATATATATTTCTTTGTCACGTCCTTTTTGAGATAAATGTTTTACATAAAGAGCAATACAATCATCTGCTTCTAATGAAGAATGATGAAGAATCAGAGAAACAGAAGCAGATAAGAAAAGTTCATCATATGCCAACTTCATAAAATATGCAATATCGGTGTTCTTCTGGCGAGTCTCTTTATATTCTTTATAATATTGTTTACGCCATATATTTTCTCTCTTACAATCTTTTCCAACAATTATTTTTGCTCCAAGTATATTGAGTTTCTTCGGCAATGAAGTTAATGTATCTATAAATGTCTTCTTGAACTTATCAACGAATAGAGTATTTTCTGTAAACCCTGTTGAGATCATATTATCTTCTGGATTAGTTATCTTCCACCAACGAACAAGAGAGAAATATCGATAAAATACGAAATAACTGCCATCAATGAAAAGATACTTGCTCATATTTGATATATTGTGTCGAATCGTTAAATTGTTAAATTCATATAATATTTTTGCAATTATTATATGAATACTTATACTTCTGTCTTTCTCTCTTTTATTGAAAATTATATATCATAAGTATCAGAATCTTCCATAAATAATGATACCTTGTTGTCTATTTTTTTTTGTGAATTAATAAAATCAGTTTCGTTCGATATAACTATACATCTTTCTTTCGCTCTTGATATTGCTGTATATATTGCTTTTTTTTCGATGATAGAACATGATGGTTCAATTAAATATATAACATTTGGATATTGACTTCCTTGTGATTTATGAACGGTAACACAATAATTTAACACAAAATTTTCGTATAAATCATCGACGCTAATTTCGTCTCGTTTATCCATATCATTTGCACCACCAATATACTCAATTGTAACTATTATTCCATCAAAATCTTTGATTTCAGCTTGTTCTCCATTTGCTCTCATTTGTTTACTTGTATAATCATTTTCTGTTCGAATTATTTTGTCACCCACTCTAAATATATTATTATTCTCATATTTATGATTTGAAGGAATAATATAATATTCTATATCTTTTATTGGATTAAATATATTTTGTAAAATAAAATTCAAACTTGCAGTGTTAAATGTAAATGTTTGTTTATTAAAATTAGTAATAAATTTTGTGTTTTCTACATTAAAATGATGTTCATTAATAAAATCTATTAAATATTGTGTATTTATTTCATTATTACTTAAAATGAATGGTCCTTGATCTAATAAAATCATTGAATTATCTATAAAATCATTTCTTTTTAATATTTGATTACTACACATTTTTAATATATTTTTTACTAATCCTCCATTATTTTGTCTTTTTATCGTTTTTAATTTAGTTACAGCAAACATGTTAGTTTTTATTAATTGAAATAATATTTGTCCAGCACCGATAGATGGCAATTGGTCTACGTCGCCTAGTAATATCAAACGTGAATTAAAATATTTACATGCCATTAAAATATCACCAAATACAAACATATCTAACATTGAAACTTCATCTATCTCAAATAATCCAATGTCATAATTATATTCGCATAATGATTCGCAATTACAATGGCGTTTGTGTTTTTTTATGTTCGGTACAGTTTGATATAATGTTCGGTGACAAGTTCCAGATATATTAATATTATAATGCTCAGTATTCTGTGAACGTTGCATATTAATAAATGCTAATCCTGTTGGTGCTAATAATCCAATTGTATTAGGATTTACATACTTATTAGTATCTTCTTTATATTTTTTTGGACACAGTTTTTCTTTTTTATATAATTCAGAGAATACGAAATTAATACATTTTAAAATTTCGGTTTTGCCTGTTCCAGGTGGACCAGTTATAATTGAACATTTATTTTTAACAGACTTTACAACGCTTTCCCTTTGTTCTAGTTCAAATGAAAAATTTGGGTTACCTAATGCTAACTTTTGTCGTTGTTCATAAATATTTATTTGGTTTTCTATTATATCATTATTAATATCATCATACTCTTGATCATTGTATAACTCTATCATTAAATCTGTCATTTTTTTTTCAAGATTTAGCAAGTATTCAGTTGTCTTGTATATTATACTTTTACCAAATATATCTTTCATTTTATCAATTTTTTTATTAATAATAATTTTATCTATATATTCTATAAAATTATCTGGTCTTTGCTGTCTTTTTTCACAAAAAATCTTCATTTCCTTAGTATACCTCCATTTGGGTATATATATTGCGTTCATCTTTCTTAAAAATAAATCATACGACCACTTTTCCAATTTAATTTTAAAATCGATCAATAATATATACACATCGCAAATTTTTTCTGCTTTATCATATGATATTAATTGGTATTCTTGAGAAATAAAATGAAATGGATTTTTATATATATTTTCAATTTCTAAATTCGAATTTTGACATTTTTTTAGGGTTTGTTCAATTTTATTCATTTGAGACATATATAATTTACATCTATTGAAAAAATGATCCATATCAATGTCAACTGTTTTGTAACACAGTTTTGTAAAATTGTCAGAATTGTTTTTTTTATTTAAATACGATATCGTAGAATTATATCTGTCTATAAATTTTAAATACGATATAGTTTTTTGTTGTTTTTCTTTGTTTATACTCGTAATATTTTTATCATAACAATTGATAGATGTTTCAATTTGTTTATTATTATTATTTACAAAACCCAAATGATATATTATTTGCTTATTTTCAACCGTTATTTCCAATATAATATAGTATAGAACTCCATATTTTATTAATTCTCCTTTATCGTGTGGGGTTGATTTAATAGATTTTTTACTAACATTGATCAATGACTCGTCTTTTAATTTTATATACAAATTATCTGTATTAGATATACTATGTATTTTTCCAATTTGATCACAATAAGTGACATTTATTCCATAATTCAAATTTCTTGTTGCAACGGTTGATGTTGATGAAATTGAATACATTGTAATTTTTGATTATTGTTAAAATATGATTTACCATTTAATATATATTGTAATATATATTAAATAAATCACATCTATGTGCTATTTCAAAGAAAATGAAAATCATGTTCTTTCTCTCTTTTATTGAAAATGGAAAATTAAATATCAAGACTGATAGAGTTTTTGTCAGATTTGGGACGTCGTTTGCTACGTTTTGGCATACCTCCGTCTCCTTGTAAATCCTTCAAATCAGATATACTAATAGTGCTATCATTATTATTTTTTTGTTGTTCTTGAATACTGATAGTCTTTGTCTTCAATCCAGAGAGAAGATCAGAGATATCGCTGGGTCCTCGCATTTCCATTCGCTTGCCCGGTTCATCAAAATTCTCTCTAAAATTGATTCCATCATCAAAAGCAGGACGAGTGTTGGAGAATCGACTATAATCACTTGCTCCCATTGAAGATGAATTATTACCAGGTCTATTCGCCATTGGATCACGATTTTGTGTTGACATTGGTGGTGGAGGAGGACCATCATTGCTCATAATACCATTCATAAAACCAGATAATCCAGGACTCGATTGTCCCATAGAATTGACAGCAGCAGTTTGAAATTGTCTCATTAATTCTGGATTTTGTCTGAGAATATCATCCATTCCAGGCATAGAAGATTTGAACATAGTATTTGTCATATGAACCATCATGGCACTGCCACCCAATTGAAAAAGGAGTTTTAGTTCTGGCGCCAAAGATGCACGCGATTTGTATTTATCGTGTAACTCAGAGAAAATATCATCATAGTCGTTAAGATTTTCATTGATCTGGTCGCTCCATCCTTCCAATTTAATGTCAAATGGATCAAAACGATTATTCAAGAATTCAATCCCATTGATACATGCCATCAACATATTTCCTTGGAATTTCATAGAGTTCTGTTTTGACTTTTCTTCCATAATCATTTCATATTCTCCCTGCATTTCCAAGAGTGAAGATTCCATAGTATACTTCTTTGTAAGGTTGACTCCTTTTGCCTCTAAACCTTCCAATTTTCTCAGAAACTTGAATTTCTCTCTTAACATATCTTCTTTAGACATTTGTGGTTGAGAAGGAACTGCTTTGTCTGGATTGACAGGGATATTATTGAATTTGGAGAATCCATCCCATGTTTTCTTATCATTTTCTGTAGAAGCAGTAGCATGTCCTAAATTACTACTGGAACCACTGTTTGAATGAATAGTTTTGGATTCATCTGAGAACCGAACACCATTATTACTATTACTGTTTCCAATATTAAATATGTCTGATTTGTGTTCATAAGATTTACCGAACATATCATCGTCAACTAGATTATTCAATTCATTTTCTAAACTATTAATATCTTCTAATTCGACCTTCTTTGAGCTATCTTTGATTTTGTCGTTCATTAAGAGTTCTAATCCACCACCACAATTGCTCAATTTCATTGGTGCATCTAAACTTTCTGACAAATTAGAAATATCGATAATTTCTGGATCCATTGCTTATAAAGGATTAAGAACATTTAATTTTAAGTATTACGAATGAAATAATAATATAATTTAAATTCAATCCATTTCTCAAATAATGATTTGAAATAAGTAATCCAATTTATTTTATTATAAAAAAAGTTATAATAAAATATTATCCGGTTAGTATTAGTATTATTTATTAATTATTCAATTATTTTACTCTGCGAGTTTTTTCTTCACCACTTTGCGAGGCTTTTTCGGTTCAGTTGTTGCGATGCTTTGAATAGTATTCGTTTCTTGAACATTTACACTTGCAACACCAAACTCTAGATCAGTCGCAGAAGTTTGTTGAGTGCTTACAGAATGATCATCTTCGTCATCACAATCTGAGTCCTCGACTGCTACTTCACTTGAAATTTCCAATACAGATACTTGTTCTGCGACTGGTGTTACAAATACACGTTCTTGTTGTTGAGGAACAGGACTTGGTGATCGAGATCGTTCTTCTTTAGAAGCTGGTCGCACTTTGAGAAAGCATTGACCAATCAATTGCGCTCTCGGTTTTTGAACCATTGCTTGAACAAGTTTCCAAGTCACTCCAAACTTACCATTGGCAAACCAAAGTCCACCGCATGTCATTAGAACACTTACTTGGGTTGCTTTTGGAATCAACTCAACAGGACTTATTCCATTAGTATTGGGAAATAGTTTTACACCATCATCATCATATACTTCACATCTCCAAACACCTTCCCAAACAGGAAGTTTGACTTTTAGTGAAGGAGATTTACTCAAATCAGGTTCACCTGTATTTCTGTCCTTGCTGTATTTCAGCATTGGTGAATACAATGCTTCAACGACTTCAGCACTTTTGTGTAATTTGCCAAACCATTCTTTTGAGTTGGCAAGCGCATCAGCCTTTATTTTTTGTTCAAACAGCTTCATGTTTTCCAAGAAGGCTGTTGCTTCATCATTTTTATATTCATCGGTGGGAAATTGGAGTGACATATCGAATTTTCCATTGCCTTTGCCTGATTGTGGATCAACAAAATCAGATGCTCCCCATGTCAACATGACAGGAGTAGACAAATTGAGACGAGTGTTCGTCTTTCTATTCAAGATATTCACACTTTTTCCACCAGCACCCCCTGCTTTGGGTGCGGTATATTTAATAATTTCACAATTGAATTGGGTTGCGTCAATAACGGTTTCTGCCATGTTGCTTAATGATAATATACTTTACGTTGGAATCTTTAAATCAATTTTTTTATAATTTATATTTGAACATAAGACTGACATGACAAGACAATGCAAATTTCGTTTTAAACATATTAAATAAAATAAATATTCAAAAGAATAGTATTGGTATAATATATACACAAATGCTAAATAAAACACAGAATCCTATTGATTTTGTAATTTCAAACAATGAAATACTTCCACATGTTGCTATGCGAACCAAAAAAGAAAAACCCAATTTAGAAAAATTCACCCCTGACAATTATCATATTATATATAAAAATAAGTATACTATTCCACAGATCAAGGCACAATTAAAGGTCGTTAAAGAAAAATTGTCAGGAACTAAAATAGAATTATTAGATCGTCTATACGAATATTATAAAAATATATATAACAATTATAAGCATGCTGTTCTCATACAGAAAACATTCAGAGGAAAACTGCAACGTAATTTGAATATCTTTCGAGGAGATGGATTTAAGAATAGAAGTATCTGTGTGAATGATGAGGATTTCTTAACAATGGATGAGATGAAAAAAATCGATGCGAATCAATTCTTTAGTTATACTGTAAATGGTGTTACGTTTGGTTTTAACATAATTTCAATTTACAATATAATTACTAAATCATGTAAAGGGTCTCCACAAAATCCATATAATAGAGAACTTATTCCAAATGAAGTAATCAATGATATTTATAAAATCATAAAAATTGGCAAGGCAATGAATAGACCAATCGAAGTATATATTCCGTCTGTATCAGAGAATACTCAAATAAGTTCAGCAAAAAGAATTGAATTGCGAGCATTGGATATATTTCAGTATATTAATTCATTGGGAAATTATAGTGACTCTAGTTGGTTTCTCTCTTTATCGAGAGCTCAATTATTCAAATTATATAGAGAATTATGTGATATTTGGAATTATCGCGCCAACTTGTCAGCTGAGATCAAGATTAATATTTGTCAACCTAATGGAAATCCTTTTATAAATGATCGGCTCCATATTAATGTTGATTATAATTTACAGCAAATACAAAGCAAATTGTTGAATATATTCGACAGAATGGTACATTCAGGCATAGATACAGACTCCAAGGTTTTGGGATCATATTATATTTTAGCATCATTAACTTTAGTCTCAGATAATGCTAAGAATGCGATGCCATGGTTGTATCAATCTGTATCTTATATGTAATTTGAGATAATTTGATAATTTGAGATAATTTGATAATTTGAGATATTTTGAGATATTTTGAGATAATTTGATAATTTTATAAATTTTTATATAATTTATAAAATTAGTTTGGAATTTTTTATATTTAGGACAAATTATTTTGAACATCGAAATCAATAACAATGAGAAATATATAATATATATTGTTGCGTTAAATCACTTAAAAAGATTATGTTTAGATACATTATAAAATGCCAAGAGTGACTAAGTCAACCCCTGCGAAAGAAGTGTCAACTTCCAGTTCTATTATTTCCGATAATATTCAATTATCTGGTGTAGCAGTGCCTGCACCAGTCAAGACTCCAAGAGCAAAGAAAGCAGCAAAGGAAGTTGCTCCTGTTGTCGATATTGTTTCTGTTGCTTCTACTACTACACCCCTAACAACTGAATTGGTTGAGGAGAATATTGTTTTGGAGCAAGTTGCTCTTGATGCTGACCCAACATTGATTGTTCAATCATTGGAGTTTTTTGGAAAGCTTCAACAATTGGGAGTTTTGATTTCTTCGATCAAGACTGAATATCGTTCATTGGAGAAGAAGTGGACTCGTGACTTGAAGGCAGCCCAAAAGAAGGGTGGAAAGTCAAAGCGCAAGCAAGGAGTTGCTGGTGCTCAAACACGTGCTCCAAGTGGATTTGTGAAGCCCACCCGCATCAGTGATGAGTTGGCTATCTTCTTGGGAAAGGAAACTGGAACCGAGATGGCAAGAACATCAGTGACTCGTGATATTAATGCTTATATCCGTTCAAACAGTCTCCAAGACGTTGATAATGGAAGAAAGATCATCCCAGATAGCAAATTGGCCACTCTTTTGAAGTTGACCAAGGAGGATGAGTTGACATACTTCAATCTCCAAAAATACATGAGTCCTCACTTCCACAAGAACGTCAAGGTTGATGCTACTGTTGCACAGGTTCAGGTTGAGGTTGTTTAAAAAATTATAACAAAAATACAAAAATATAAATAAGTTTTCGAATTAATTATTCCACAAATTATTATAAACAATCGTTTATAATGATTCATTTTCAAACTCAAAATTCAATTACTTATTTTAAAAATCCACCAAGAGCAGTTCCAACAGAACATTCTATACCAGACACACTACCAGAAACAACCGGATCTGGTGGTGGTATTACTCCAGTAAATATTTGGTAAGCTTCCGATGGAGCTGCTCCATTTTGTTGAATATTATTTGCTTCATCTCTACCCATTAATAACATATATGCTAAAGTTGTTGGATAAATTGATTGAATGTAATCAGGTGTTACTGGTTGTATACTGTTGGTTGCTGTTTGATTCATCATATCACATGCAGTTGGTAAATAATTTTTAACATATGAACCATATGGCCATTTACCATTTGTAATATAATATTCTACTTCATCATCTGATACGAACGGTTCAATCCCCGAAACAGATTCTGCAGTATTACAAAAATCACCTTTCTCCGGATTTATAGCAACGCCGTCTGGACAACCTGTTTGAGTATTTCTAAATTTAACGTAATTATTTATTGTCGATTCACTCCATTTATTATTTGGCGAAACAGGTTTTATATAAGCGTATTCAGTTAACGTATCAGCACATGCTTCTGTCATAGTAAACCCTTCTTTAAATGATGGTATCAAATAAATAATAAAAATTATTCCTAAAATAAGTAATATTATATTTTTATGTCGAATAATAATTTTTCTCCATGTTTTTGGTATCATAATATATTCTTGGTATATTATAATACTTCTGTATGTCGTCCATAGTATGAGAATTGATCAATATTATATTTATATATAATCACCAAAGTTCGGTCCTCCAGTATCATTTGGACCAATGAGAAATAGTCGCAACAACTTATTTTTACTAAAATGAGTTTGATAATTCAAAACATCAGAGAAAGTGATTAATTCTTCTTCTTCTGTCAATTGATATCTTGGATTCAAAATATAATTCACAGCAAACTCTTCTGTCAATCGTTGAGTCTTCAATATCTCAATTAAATTATAACGATAGATATTTTTGATTAAATTATTAATACTTTGCTTTACACTTAATTGCTTTTTATTATCAGCTATTCTAGAATCGACTGAGTGATCCATTATAGTATTATTATTATTATAATACTTATTTATATTTTTCTTGATTATATATTATCACTCCAATTCACATAATGTCATTCTTAAATTATTACGAAGATTGACATGTTCTTTCTTTAATTGTAAAAGAGAATCCTGTAAACATCGAATCCCTTTAATAAAGTCCGGTCGATTATAATGAGAACTAATAAAATTACAAAGATTCATTTGATAAGAAGGATGATTATGATTTGATTGAAAGAGAGAAACATTATTTATTTTTAACCACTGAAAAAAGTCCTGATAATAGAACATTAATATATTCGTGATTACGTAATATGCTAATACGTTAGTATTCTCTCTATATTTCATTTTGACAGAAGAATTACGAGAGAAATTCATAAGATCCTCATATTTGACTGACATATAGTTGAGAACTTTTACCATTTGAAAGCAGGAATAAATTTGTTCCAAATAAATAAACATTTCACATTTTTCAATAAATACAGAAGTATGGTTTTTATCAATATAGACATTTCCTAGCCTTTTTGTTCCTATTGTAATATAATAACTAGTAAATACTGCATTCATAATTCTCGCCCAGAACTCAGTATATGCTTCGAATAGATTGACAGAAGAGTTCACATTGAAGATTTGTAGTATTCTCTCTTTTGTGTTATAATCATCTTTACCAGAAAAATCCAGACCAAATCCATGAAATGTCTCATGTATGAATACTTTGAACCATTCTTCTTTTCTGTAAATCACTATATCATTATTACTTCGACAAGTATATGTATATGCTGTGTTAACATTATTCTCATCCAAAATAGAGTGTTTGTGTTCACCATGTGGATGAGGCAATAGTTTTTCCATGCTTGTAAAATAAACGAATACGTTCAAATTAACAGAACATATCTTGGATGATTGTGTATGTAAAATATATAACCACATTAACATTCTCTCTGCATATTCATTGTATACTGCGATCTTATTATGATTGGTTGTAATGAAAAATATTTGTATTTTTCGATGAAAGAGAGAAAACTTATATTTGATAGAATACAATGAATGAGCATGAATATAATCTTCTATATGCTTTGGTGTTGCTCCATCTGTAAATATGGAAGATTTAGGTATATCATTCATATTTTTTATTTGTGATACAGTAGGTTGAAATGTGCCTCGTAATTTTCTCACATATTTGTCTGATTTGGTCAATTGTTCTAATAAATATTCAAATATATTGTGTGTCTGTTTCGACGTTTTTACTCCAGTGTATAAACATTTATTTTCTATAAAAAAAGTGATCAAATCTGTGCTCTTTTTATTTAACATATATTAATATAATATATATTATTACAATATATATTATAAATGTATTTTTGGTGGCATTTTTTTCAATAATAATCTCTTTACTTATTATATGTCTTCAGATGAAGGGTTATTAATATTATGCGTTCTCGTATTACTATTTGTAATTTTATATTTCATTAGGATCAGTAAAATGCCAACAAACCCATCTGTTTATGTTCCTGTTCCAGAACCATATTGTCTTCATTCAAAATATGGATGTTGTCCTCTAAGCCCAAACCCAAGAAATGATCCATATGGAACGAATTGTTAAATCATGTTTGAATAATTCTTTTACACCTTTTTACATTTCAAACGCCGTTTATTTTTCTTATATAAAATTATGAGTTTTGTATAAGTTCTCCATTTTTATAATAATTATAAGTTGGTGTATATCCAGATTTGTTATTTTTACTAAAAATTTCAACTCTGGAATTTGGGTGTTTTATTGATTCATTTATAGCATCTTCCTTTAATAATAATATAATCATATCTTCCCATTCACTTCCATAAAATAATACATATACAAAATCCATTTATTTATGTATTATTTTATGGTTTTATATTATAATAATCTGTATTTGAAATATAAAAATGTGTAAAAGAATTATTCAAAAAAGAGAGAAAATCATAATCATATTTCATTTCATTTCATTTACTATAAGTTATCAAGAGATCTCTTACACTCATTAATTCTTCTGCTTGATATTCTCTCTTTTTTAAAGGCGCATAAACTAATTGTGATTCATTCGTAGATATTAATACTTTCTTAAATGTTGGGTTCTGTGTAAATTTGGCATACAAAGCATCTCTTAGATTACGTGATTCTATTTCTTCATTATATACTCGATCAATTTGGATACTCTTATCTCTTTTGTAACCCTTTAGTTCTCCGTGCTGTGTGCCTTTAAATAGTTTTCCAGGAGTTTTTGTTCCAATAAAAATTGCCAATTCGACACTTTTAGATAATTCATTGGTGTGTCTATCCATAGTATTCATTATTACCTCCGAATCATTAGTGCCTAATGCAAATTTACTATAATATCCAGGATTATCTTCTTTGAACTTACATGCTTGTATATAATGCTGTACACTTGCCCAATAATATCCATTTAATTCATATTGATATGCTTTCAAAACACCTTTTTCATTGAGATCTGTCCCGGTCCAATTATTATCTAATATACATCTCCAGTTATCTATTGTTGAGAGAAGCATATAATCTATCTTCTTTTCGAATGGCATTATCTCTCCACGAACAGTTCCTGGAAACTTATTATGAGAAGAAGGACAATATATTAGTATCTTTACTCCGTCATATTTTCGCATAATACCAGAAACAACAACATCTTCCAGATCAATATCTTCTCTTGATTCACCATAAGCACTGCCACGCTTCTTGATTTCTTTGTGAAAATGCTGCCATTCTGGAATACGACTAAAATTACCTTCTACGTTTTCAACACATTTATATGATATTATATTCTTCAAGTCATATGGTAATTCCTTAAATGTAAATATTTTTTTATTTTTATAACTAACGAGACTATATTTATTCTTCAGTTCAGAGAACTCTAATAAAATGTAGTATTCTGGTTGAAACTTCGATAAGGTTTCATCTTTGATACCACAATCAATTGTTCCTTTCAAATCATTCTCTCTATTTGAATCTTCAGAGAAAAGAATAAACTTAACCTTTAACAACTTCTCCAAGAAAGAGAGAGTATATTCATCGATACTATAATTTTTTGACATAATATAATCTTTCATCTGTTCAACTGAATCGATAGTTCTCATATATTCAAATTCTTTTTTCAATGTCTTCAATTCATTTTTTTGAATCGTCAATAATTCGATTTCCTTTTTCAATCGATTGTATTCTTTGATCTCAAAATCCTGTAATTTTGTGGCAGTAGCCTTCTTCTGTTTCAACTCCTTTTTATATTCTTCCTTTTTTCTCTCTTCTATCTCTAATTTCTTTTGCGTTTGTTGATAATATTTCATTGATTCATTATATTTCATCTTCTGTCTATGAAAATAGGATTCTATAAACTTGGAATCGCCCAGCTTTTTACGCAACTTCTTTTCAAATGTTTGTTGTCCAATTTGTTCGAATGCTGATTGTATGGCATGAAAGAAGTTATCTTTGTCAGAAATATCATAATTTTCATTCTTCATAAACTTACTAATCCAATTCAAATCGTTCTCTCTTTTAATCAAATCAGCAATCTCTTTTGTTTCTTCTTTTAATAATTCAGGTCCTCGAACGTCTCCCATTAATGTAAATATATCTTTTCTGTATTCAGGTATAACATATTCTACTGCGGGAGAACGACCCCCTCTTTGTTTACCTTTTTCAAAATTGGATTCATCATCACTATCATTTTCTTCATCATCGTCATCATCATCACTATCATCTTCGGTGTTTTCAACTACAATTGGAGGTAATCTATTCTCTATTATAAATGAATTATCTATCCAACTCCATAGTAATGGCTGCTCAAATAAACGATAGTTCTTGATATCATTGATATCATTTTTATTTTCTTTGTTTACAAACTTGTATAATTCATTTTTCAAAATCTCATAAACACCTATTTGAAGAGCTGTTCTTTTCTTTGTGACAAAGTATATTGGAAAGTATACAACTCCTGGATTATATGTTTCATAATTTACTCTTGCATTTCCTATTGCGATTACGATGCTTACTTTGGGTATTTGAGCATTTTCTATTTCGAGTTCATATAATATAGACTGTTTTAATGCATCTTCTTTTTCCAGTCGACTCAATTCTTTATATGTTATATTCTTATTTAAACGAGATACTACCATAGATTAAATAAGTTTTTAATATTTATATCAATAAATATTAAAATACTAAATATCACATTTTCAAATCCATAAACTGGAAAATGTGATAATTCGTTATACACTAGGATACTTTGATACTTGCTTTAAACAGCAGGTTACGAACATAATATACACAATAATAGAAGAGAGAAGAGAGAAGAGAGAAGAGAGAAGAGTATCATAGTTCAAAAATATCCATAAATTTAAAAATGGATTTATTTGTTATACTTGGATACTGTTTTAGTTTCAAAGCAGCAAGTTGTTTAATTAATACATGATAAGATAACTCTCCAAATATACTATCTATGAGATAACCTTCAAACCACGCCTTTTTATATAAGATCGAAATATTCTCAACAATCTCGTCAACAATTGTCTTCTTATTTTCTATCAAAATCAGAGAAAAGAATTCTTGAAATAGCTTATTAACTATTTCTATAATACAACTCGTATCAATTGTACCAATTTTGACAATATTCATAATGAATGAACTAAATGCCTTTACTCGATCATTTTCTTTATTCAGTTTACATAATTGATCATAATCAGAGAGATCTGCCGTCTTTTGTTCCTTAAAGCAATCCATATAATGATCTATTCTGTTATTTAGGATGGTAAGCATAATAGGGTTATTACCACATAATTCAGTATATAAATTTGCATATATTTCTGAATAAAACCGGTTCTCTGAAGCAATATCGCAAATAATGTTACTAATCAATTCTATGTTATCTAAATCACCATTAATATATATATTCTCTAGTAATTCTTTGATTGCTGCTTTTTTCTCAATATAATTTTTTTCTGTCATCATATTCAAGAGAGAACGAATATTTACAATTTCTATATCGAATCCAATCTTTTGTTCTATTTTTGTGATTTCGAATGAACGAATTGTGTCCCAATCATCATCATTAAGTATTTCAGTAGGTTGTAATTTTTTCTTATTTATTCTAATTATGGAAGGCATTTTCGTTGTTGTTGGATTATTCGTGATTCCATTGCGTTTATTGAAAATTGGAGTTTTCACATAGGTTGGAGACCCTACTTTTGCTGCCAAATCATTAATTATGAAAAGTGTTTCCTGTGGTATATGACATACAAACCCATCAAATGATATTTCATTAATTTCTTTTAATGAATATTTTCTTGGTATTAGTTGTGTCATACAATATTATATAACCTTTATTTTTTTTTATATCTTTTGTCATTATAATATATTATGGTTAATGTGCTTAAAAAATACTTTGTAAATATGAATATATGACAGAAATAAATAATTGTGAAAATATACCAGAATTTACTGTTAATTCTTGGGATGAATTAAATGTTCCTACACAATTATTGCGAGGTATATATGCATATGGATTTGAGAATATGAGTCCTATTCAAAAGAAAGCCATTCAACCAATGATTATGGGACGTGATATCATCGCGCAAGCGCAGTCGGGAACCGGTAAAACGGCGACATTTACAATTGGTGCATTGTCGAATATCGATTTGGAATCGAATCACCCACAAGTATTAGTTCTCTCTCCTACGAGAGAACTGAGTAAACAAACTGCTGCGGTATTTAATGGAATCGGTTGTATGATGAATGGATTACAAGTTCAAACATTGGTCGGCGGTAGTTCAGTTGACGATGATTTATCTATTTTGAGAAATACGCCTCCTCACGTTGTTGTTGGATGTCCAGGAAGAGTATTCGATATTTTAAAGAAAAATCAAAAAATTTGTAAAAATATTAAAGTCGTCGTCTTGGATGAGGCCGATGAAATGTTGTCATTTGGTTTCAAAGAACAGGTATATAATATACTTCAATTATTGGATAAAGACATACAAATTTGTCTTTTCAGTGCAACTTTGCCAGATTATATTCATACTATCATCAATAAAATTATGAAAAATCCTATTAGTATTCAAGTTAAATCAGAACAATTGACATTGGAAGGTATCTCTCAATATTACATTGCGATCGAAAATGACCAACAAAAGTATGCTACACTGAAGGATCTATATTCATTAATTTCTGTGAGTCAATGTATTATATATGCTAATAGTCTACAAAGAGTATCGGATCTATATGATGCCATGTCTACAGATGGATTTCCTGTATGTTGTATTCATAGTAATATGGAGAAAGAAGAGAGAGATCAGGCATTTACTGATTTCAAAGTTGGTAAATATAGAGTCATGATCTCATCTAATGTCACTGCAAGAGGTATTGATATACAGCAGGTTAGTATAGTCATTAATTTCGATTTGCCAAAATGTACACATACATATCTTCATCGTATTGGTCGTTCTGGTAGATGGGGACGAAAAGGTGTTGGAATCAATTTCATTACAAGACGTGATGTAGCAAAAATACGCGAAATCGAAGCACATTACGCAACACAGATCAATGAATTACCAGGCAATTTGGATAAACTATTGATCTAATTAATTATTGTCAAGGATAACGCATATATTTCATATTATATATTTATTATATATAATATGTCCAAAGTAATAAAACAGAATAATTTATTCACTAGGTGGAATAATGCGGTGATATGCTGTATTGCCAAAGGAGAAGAACTATATATTATTGAATGGATTCTGTATCATTTGGCGATGGGATTTCAAAAAATATATATTTATGATAATAATAATAATCGTGCTCGGTTACCAATTTTTCTTTCTAAACAAAAAGAGTTTCCACTAATAAGAAAGAAAATTTATATTATCCATTTTCCAGGAAAAGTGAAACAGATTCCAGCATATAATCATTTTTTAAAGTATTTCTCTCATTTATGGAGATGGGTTGCCTATCTTGATTGCGATGAATTTATAACGATCAATAACCCCCAATTATTACCGATTAGACGTTTTTTATCGAAATTTTGTCGTCAAGGCGCATTAGCAATACATTGGCGACTATTTGGAGATAGTGGACAATCGAAATATACGCCGATAAATTTAACTGAACGATTTACACAATGTGAAACTAAATTGAATGAACATGTCAAATGTATTTCTGTATGTAATCATATATATCGAATGTCTGATCCACATTCACCGATATTAAAAAAAAATAGAATACAACACGATTATTTAGGTAGAATAACTAATGGTCCAGTTAATCAAATAGGTCTCAATGATCCAACTATAGGAGTCTATATCAATCATTATTTCTGTAAATCGAGAGAAGAATGGGATTATAAAAGAAGAAGAGGTATGGCAGATAATATGAGAATAAGAAGTGATATAGAATTTGATAATCACAATAAAAATGAGACAACTGATATTTTCGCTTGTCAGTTTTATAAATCAATTACTTAATATATTTTATTTCTCTGATTTCTCTGATTTCTCTGATTCTATCATTCATTTATTCTATCTTTTTCTATGATTCTATATTTTCTCTGATCTCGTTAAATACCAAACATAAATAATCATGGCATATATTATTTATGTCATCACCAACGTCAAGAATGAAATCGAACATAGAAGAGATTAATGATTATTTTCAATTACCTATTTCATTGAACCCCAGTAAAATGGAACTGAATGAAAGTATTACGACCGATCTAGAGTTGAAAAATACATATGACGCTTCTAGTATTCCATTATATAACTATGTATTTCAACCAAAGACTTTGTTCGGAAAGAAGATTCTAGAACAAAATACAAAGTTTTACACAACAGATGTGAAATACTTAAAAGATACACAAACATTGTATAAGAAATTTAAATCCAATGAAAATGAGTCAATTGCTGAAGACTACTTAGAAATAATGGCAATCTGGGATGAAATCAAGAATGATACGAATTTTAAAGAGAAATATCACTATTTAGAATGGAATTATAAAATATGTGACTCTTTGAATATGTCTACTGAGTTCTTACAAGTGATGAGTATATATAATCTAGCATCACCTCTCATGTCTTTGTTAATGCCAGTTTTTATATTGATCATTCCATTTTTCGTAATACAAATGAAAGGATTGAAATTGTCAATAACAGAATATATTGAAATTCTAAAACAGATTGCCAAAAATAACGCAATCGGTCAATTATTCACACATTTTAATACTGTTACTTCAGATAAGAAGATCTATTTGCTAGCTAGTGCAGTATTTTACATATTTTCGATTTACCAGAATATTTTAACATGTCTTCGTTTTAATGAAAATTTGAAGAAGATACATCATTTCTTTGACAGAATAAGTAATTATATTCAACACACAGAAGATAATGTGAATAATTTGCTTCTATATACGACAAAATTAAATACATATAATGAGTTTAATACACATGCAACAACTCAACTATTGGCGTTATCTGGATTAAAAGATAATCTGAAACATATCACACCATATACCCTTTCTGTAAACAAGGTTGCTCAATTTGGTAAAATAATGAAGGAATTTTATGCGATCCATACTGTCGAAGAGTTGAATGATGCGTTCATGTGGTCATTCGGTATAAATGGATATATCGATACAATTGATGGAGTTGTAAAGAATATCTCTGAACATCATATATCTTTCTGTAAGTTTGAGAAATCAAAACCAAAAGCAAAATCTGGTAAAAAACAATTAAAGAAAAACCTATTTAAAGGCGCATATTATCCCGTTCTAAAGGATGCGAACCCAATACGCAATGATATTCACTTAGACAAGAATCTTATTATTACAGGACCTAATGCTTCTGGAAAAACTACTATTTTGAAATCTTCTCTGATTAATGTCATCCTGAGTCAACAAATTGGTTGCGGATTCTATTCTTCTGCAAATATTATTCCATATAAATATATTCATTGTTATTTGAATATTCCAGATACTTCAGGGAGAGATAGTTTGTTCCAAGCGGAAGCGCGTCGTTGTAAGGATATACTAGATATTATTCATGAGAATATAAATGAAACTCACTTCTGCGTTTTCGATGAATTATATTCTGGAACAAATCCAGATGAGGCCGTATCAAGTGCAAAATCATTTATGAAATATTTAGTGAAAATTAACGGTGTAAACTGTATGTTAACGACACATTTTATAGATCTGTGCAAACATTTAGAAAACCATAAACAGTTTAAAAATTGTCATATGGACACAAAAGATAATATTGATAATGAGTTTCAATACACATATATATTAAAAGATGGCATCTCACACGTTCGAGGAGGGATGAAGGTATTAAGAGATATGGATTACCCAAAAGAAATTATTGATGATCATGATTTGTTATAATTCGTTTTCTTTATGAATATATAAAATATTCTATTTATAAAATGAGCTGTTCTTTATTTACTATCCCATATATCACATTTTTAGGATTATCTTTATTATTGATAGCTGGATTAGCAGTCTTTCTAATTAAGAGAATGAATAACCAAAATAACAAGTTTTCTTCTATTGTAGGAGTAGTTACTTCAATGGCAGAAGAACTGAATCGTTTAAAATCTCTCGTTACTAACGTGTTGACATCTTCTGGAACAAAATATGATACTACAGGAACTACTAAAGAAATACATTTAACCGAACCATCATTAGTTGCGGTTTCAGACGAAGAGGATGAGGATGAAGATGAGGATAAGGATGAAGACGATGATGAAGATGAAGATGAGGATGAGGATGAAGACGATGATGAAGATGAAGATGATGAAGATGAAGATGATGATGATGATGATGAAGATGAGGAAGATGATAAAAAAATAAAATATATCAATTTGTCTGATGATAATACAATAAATAATGTAGAAAAAGAAAAAGATAATGATAATGATAACTTCATTCAACCAGAAATCAGTCTTAACTTTATTGATGAAGAACCAATTATTGAAATAGTTGAGCAAAAAAGCGTTCCAATAGAAGATGATCATGTTGTTTCTCCGATAGAAGTAGAAATTGAAGAGATCTCAGTGCCTGAAGTATTGCCTGAAGTATTGACTGAAGTATTGACTGAAGTATTGACTGAAGTATTGTCTGAAGTATTGCCACAAGTATTGCCACAAGAATTGCCTGAAGTATTGACTGAAGTATCGACTGAAGTATTGCCACAAGAAACAGATATTCAAATTGTAGAAGATGATGTTGTCCCCACAACGACACCAATTGTAAGTTCTAGTAAAGTCAATTACAAAAAGTTATCTCTGGACAAACTTCGATCTCTCGTTATTGAAAAGGGATTAGAAGGAGGAACTGGAACTGATGATTTTGCTAAATTGAAGAAAGCCGATTTAGTCAAATTGCTTGAATCGTAATAAAATTCAAAGTAGAAATATAATAATATTTCTTAATATTATTATATGAGTTGGGGGACATGTTTTTCTGGATCAAACAACATACATTTTAATTTTCCACCAATTATGTCTGATGGACGTAATTATGCTTCTTGGCAACCATCTGCTGTTGTAAATGAAAGAATACGAAATGCAGAAAATATAAACTCAAATTGGGACTATAGACGATATATGACACACAATGGACTTCAAATTATGAAAATGAATAATCAAGAAGCGTGTCTTGCTTTAGGAATCAACCAACATGTTCATTCAGATCGAACGCCATCAGATAATGTTCCTCATTTGTATTCTAGTTCTACCGATACAAGTCAACCTGGGTATGGTTATACAACAAGCGATTTAAAGAATCCATATTTGTCGAGAGAACAATTACAATCGAAACTTTTATCACCTTCTATTGAAGTGACATTTGTACCAACTGATGCCCGACCGAATTATATTACTAATACTAGAACTTAAAGAACACCATGGTTAACGATGGTTGAAATAACATCGTGTGTGTGTGTGTGTTTTATATTTACAATTAATTAAATTGAAAAACTTAAATATATAAGTATTAGAACAAACAAACAAACGACATGGAACAACCAATTATGAAAGCGAATTTGAAAAAAGAGAAAAATGAGAAAAAAATGGAAAAAGTGAAAAAAGTGAAAAAGGTGAAACCAAGATTGGAAGACTATGAGGATGATGTGGAGGAACTTTTGCCAATTCAAACTGGTGATAAGGAACCTTTGCCTTTACCTTTACCAATTCCAAATGGTGATATTTCAGGAGTGGCAAACGCGAATGATCAATATGAAGGTTCATTGATCAAAAAATGGATAAAACTTATCCCATTCGATAAAACTATTTCACTTGAAGAATACAATAGAAAAGAACATTTCATTCCAATTGCTGATATTATATTGGATACTGAAACTGGAAAAGATTCAGACACCAAAAAAAGGAACACATTGATTCAATTTGTCAGAAAAATTTCAAAAGAAGAATTTGAAAAAAAAACAGAATGGTTATATTTACTTGTGATTAATGGTAGAATTGTTAAAATTGGTGGGACAAGAACAGGTATTAAAGGCAGAGTGGGATCTTATCTATGTGGACATCACGTTGAAGAGAGAGGCAAATCCGGCGATTGTTCCAAAACGAATGGATTCATATATAATACATTTGAGTTCTACTTAAGTTTAGGGTGTAAAATTGAAATGTATGGTTATGAATTACCAAAAACAGAAATTATCATTGAAATCTTTGGGAAGCAAACGACAATAGTAGCACAGACTTTTCATGCCTATGAGAGCACATTTTTGGAGGATTACAAAAAAAATTATAATGAATACCCTATATTGAGTGATAATTGTGATCCTGGTTACAAAGAATAAATTTCATCACATTCATATATTTTCATTAATGAATTGAATTTCATCTTCTGTAATACCGAAATAAGAATAAATTTCTTGATGGTTTCCAGTATATTCAATGTCAGGAATAGGAAAACTCTGTAAAATTCGTATGTTATTGAAATTACCCCAACGACAGATATTATTTACAAATACATATAATGGATGATTTAATATTTGCAAATACTTTTTTGCTTCGTCCTCGTTTTTACATAATATAAATACAATGGATTGTGTCATTCCACACTCATCAATAAATACTTTATATTTATCTGTTGTTGAAATAAACACCTTAAACCCTTCTTGGAACTTATGAGGTCTTGAAGCATATACTGTTTGACTTGGTGTGTGGATCAATTTATGTTTGAATATATCATCCTTTTCATTACTTATCAATGTCGCTTTTGTATATTTATGTAAATCACTGCTGGTTTTTACATCAAACTTACGTAGACTTGTATCATCGACCGTTTTCGATAATATATTTTGAACAAGTTGATTATATAATAATGGAATATATTTGCGTTTCTTTGAGACAACAGAGCTAATATATTCTCTCTTTTTCCATATTCCTGATACATTCATATTTTTATAAAATGTACAATTTTGAATTATATACCAAGTAAAACTTGATCCAATCTTTTTGAAATATTTTTTCGCAGTATGTATATCCAAATGTATTATTTGCAATCCTGTTATTATTTCAATCAACAAATTTCTGTCAGCATAAGACATCCAATTATCTGGTGTAATAAATAACAAATATCCATTTGGCTTTAATTGTGATAATGCCTTTTCAATAAAATCCTTAATTAAATTATGATTCTTGGATGCTCTTTTACCATTTTCCAACAATTTTGCATAAGGAGGATTTGCCACAATTAAATCGTATTTTTTTGGGTTATTATATTTAATAAAATCATGATTGGTTATGTTCAGGTTATATTTTTCATGACAGAACACTTTGCGCACATTATTCAATCTATCTTCATTAATATCATTGAATTCCAATACATCTTCTAATATCGTTTTCATGCTGTGATATTTCAATAATTCATATAAAATTGGAATACTAAAATTTCCATTTCCACAACAAGGATCCAATATCGACAAATCACTTTTACACCATAAATCGTTTGGTATTTTATTGATCATTTCACTAATACAACGAATCGGTGTTGGTTCATCATTGCTTGATTTATATGTGCTCTTATCCACATTCAATATTTCATCATAATATTTGGTGAGTTCCTCCATGGTTGATGTTTCGACAGAAGGATAAATATCATCTTTTAATATTATAGGTTGTGTTTCAGTAACAGCAACAACCACCGGAACAGGAGGAGTAGAAGCAGGTATATCTTCATCATCATCCATAATTAATACAGGTCTTATTTTCATTTTTTTACGTTTCATTTTTTTGATCGGCATACCTGAAGATTCATATTCTGTTATTTTGATTTCTATATTAGATGTATTCGATGATATTAGAATGCATTCATCGTTGTTAAAAAGTTGTGTATTTTCAATCATTTGAGAGGAATTTTCCGTCATTTTTTGTTTATATTAAGAAATATATAATTTATAATTAAATCAATTTTATTATAAATTATATTGATTTTGTATACGATTATCTCAATAATCGTTTCAACAATTTAAGTATTTTTATTATTTTGTTGAACTGAAACACTTAGAAATTTTATGTTAACTAAAATAAATAACATGAACAAACTACCGAAAATAGAAAAATTAAAAAAGAAAAGAGTAGTAGCTATAATTGATAATGATGAACCGGATGAGATTGCTGTCTCTGAGAAAAATACAAATATTCGTTTTCCTGAAATAAAAGTGAAAATTGTAAAAGATGTCGATTTAATTGTTGACTATCCCAAAAGAGTGATACCATTAAATAATGTTGATAAATTCTTTAATTAATTCTTGTTTTGACAATATATTATTCAATTGAACTTAAAGAAACAACGCAAAGAAAATAAGTAACAATGCGAATAATCAGTATTGATGTTGGTATTAAAAACTTGGCATATTGTGTTTTCTCTGATGGAACAACGGTAGAAAAATGGGGCGTTGTCGATTTATCACAACAACAACAATCAGAGAAAGAATCAAAAATATTATGTTCTTGTATAACAACAACAAAAGGTACAAAGAAGAAACCGTCTATTCAAAAACAATGTTCTTCTGCCGCAAAATGGAAGAGAGAAAATGAATATTACTGCGTTACTCACGCAAAGAAGACTGACTATTTAGTTCCCACATTACAACTGAAATCGTCGTATTTTAAGAAACAGAATATGACTTCTTTGAAGCTGATCATGGAGAAACATGGACTTGTTCCTTTAGAGGGAACGAAAAAGGCTGATCTTCTTTCTCTCTTGGATACGCATATACAGAAAATTATATTAGAACCAATAACAACAACTTCTGTCAACGCATCCACTTTGGACCTTGTTACTATTGGTAAAAACCTAAAAACCAAGTTCGATGATCTCTTCAATGGCATTCATATGGATAGAATCATTATTGAAAATCAAATTAGTCCAATCGCAAATCGAATGAAAACAATACAAGGAATGATAGCACAATATTTCATTATGAAGACTTCCAACAATGAAGATTTAGTTATCGACTTTGTTAATTCTGCGAATAAGCTGAAACTTGCACCCCCAGACCACCCATACCTTCCTCCGGACGCATATAAAGAACGTAAAGCACTTGGCATTCAACTTGTCGGGGTTCATTTGACAGATGCTAATTGGTTATCTTTCTTCAATCAATACGGAAATAAAAAAGATGACTTGGCTGATTGCTATCTTCAGGGAATCTGGTATATACAGAATAAATTATAATTACTTATTTTATTTGTATATTCACGATAATATCACTTCTCTCTTCGCTATTATAAATGTCTTTCTCTCTTATTCTCAGAATACCTTTCCCTTTTAGAATATAATACTGCTGTTTTTTTATAAAGAGATCAGCAACTGGTATTTGAAGAGAAGGTATATCAGTAATAGTTATATATTCTTCTTCAAAGAGAGAAGCAGTAAGATTGATAACGAGATTGACCAAAATATTATTATTTTCATCTATCGAAATATGATCAGGTAAGACAGGAACACATTTGACAATAATGTCAGAATCGTCTTCAAAATCCAGCTCTGAATGCCATAATGGAACGAAGAATAGTTTTTCATTAACTTCTAATTTGTATATTCTATCACCAAATAGTTCTGTCAGAGAAGGTTCTAGAATATAAATGTGAACATTGTTATATTTTTCAATAATGATCTTCTTCAATGAATCCAACCATTTCTCTGAAATATGAAGTATATCTCGATATTGAAAGAAATAATTATACATTTCTAAGGCAACTTGTTTATCGATATTCTCAAATATTTTTGCCGTCAAGGTTTCATAGTTAATAAAAGAGAGAAAAGTTGACAATACTGTATCTTCTTTGAAGAACATATTAAAATAATATGAGTAATCTTCTTGTTGTGTTGTTATATCTTCTTCTCCATTCAATAGATCATATGCTTGTCCAATTTTTTGAAAATATGCGGTAGATTCCGCACTATTTTGGTGTTTATCTGGATGATATTTCAGTGCCAGCTTATAATACTGTTTTTTTAAATCCGTTTTATTAATACTTATTTTGCCGTCTAGGTTGAAGATACAATATGCTTCTTGAATATCCATATTCATATAAACCCTATTTTGAGTTTATATGAATTAAAATTATTATAAATTGAATTAAACGATTATTTATTTAAATTATTGGAGAGAATTTGACTTTGAAATAAAATAAGTAATAATATGTTTTTAATGTTATTAGTTTATCAGTAATTTTAAATAACTGATAAAATAAATATTAATCTTCTTTACACACGTTAGCATATCAAATGCCGAATTTTTTATAAAATATATAACATAAATATAAAAATATATGTTATATATTTTATAATGACATCTAAAATACCTTCGCTTGAATTAACCGATAAATTTATTAAAGGATTACAATTTTATGGTTTAACATATGATGAAATTAAAAGTAATAATTGGAAATATTGCGGTGGAAGAGATGGTCGCCATCTTAATTACTTTACACAATGTTGTAAAGATAAAGATTTACCTGAACTGAAAAATAAATGTATTTGTGGGCATAATATTAAAGAAAATTGTTATATAACAGATGGACAACAAATATTAACATTAGGCAATTGTTGTATTAAAAAATTTATTCCAAAAAGTTCAAGAACTTGTGAAGAGTGTGGAGAACCACATAAAAATAGAATAGGTAATAAATGTAATAATTGTATTAAAAAAAATATTATTCCAAAAAGTTCAAAAACTTGTGAAAAGTGCGAAGAACCACATAAAAATAGAATAGTTAATAAATGTAATAATTGTAGAAAAGGCGTTTGTGATAAATGTAGTAAAAAATGCGACGAATTATATAACAAATGTTATAATTGTGCTTTTAAATAATCATACTTCGATATCGTATCCATGAACCAACGAAATAATATAATAGAATAAGTATTCCAAATGATAAATAGGACGATAATTGTTATTATAATATTGAAAAAATCCAAATACTTTTACCATCAACTCCGATATATTTTCTCTCTTAATATGTTTTTTCTGTATCAGTTCGTCAATGATATACCAAATACATTCATTCACATTCAAGTTATAAATGAAGATATCATAAATATAATCTCTAAACAGTAACATATCGCATTGATGTAGAATACTTTGGATTATTTTGTCGCAGATGATCTTGTGAGGTATATTATATTTCGTTGAGACATCGTCCTTCATATTTTTGATACTAACAATATCTTCCAATTTTACAGAAGAAGGTATTTTGTTTGAAAGTATTTTATTATATGTGCTTTTAGTAGGTCTCGTCATATTGATCGTTTCACAAGAACTCAAAATATTATCCGGAATAAAACTGAGATCTTCTGTAATCAACATGAAGATGATATGAATCGACGAAAAATTGTTTTTTTGAATATAACTATAGAAACTTTCTAATAGATCCGAATTGATTTTGCCAAAGTTTTTACATAAGATGATTCCCGATTTGTCTACTTTTGCAGAAAGAATATCGATGATTTGTGTATATATTTCATTCCACAATAGTTTTGAATTACATCCCAAGAGAGACATATCTACTTCATAATGAACATCACTTATTTTAATAAAATATGATTTACTGACGTTCATGTTACCTAATCCAATACTAATTTTCTTTTCATACTTCAAATTACTTGGACTATACATTTTGATACATTTCAAAGCCTGTGTATATTTTCCGATTCCTCGAGGACCATAAAAAATGACATTTTTCAATTGATTGATACTCTTTGGAAATAATTTGAACATATTGCCCAATTTAGGATGAAGGTTTGTTGTTACATTTGCTGAAATATATTCTTCAAAAAGAGTCTCATGGTGCTTCATTGGTTTATATTATTCGATTATTTCTTTATTACAACTTGAACCTATTTTATATTAATATCATATATTACAGAACTTAAAACGCACGTATAATATTACTATAATGTTACTAGTCATTCATATCAATCAATATAATATAGACAACGTGTATTTTATCGAAAATCACAAAAACATCAACGAAAACGACTCACAGAACCCGAATTTTATTCGGTTTATTTATTCTACCAGTCTATTCAGTCTAAATAGCATATCTATTCATATTCCATTGAAGATATCCAATATCGATAAATATTATAGCAAATATAAGTGTTTTTTCTCTCTATTTGAAAATACAAATATTGTTAATTTCATTAAAACGTTGGAATCATCTATACTGAATCATCAATTCATTACGAATTATCATAGTAATAAAACACCATTATTTAAGTTGAGTGAACAGATACAAAGTGGAGAAATAAAGTTATATAATATTGAGGATAAAATCAATCACATTATTCTTAAAATATCTGGTATATGGTGTACAGGAGATATGTACGGAATTACTTATAAGTATTTATCAATGGATAGATTGTAAATATTATCCATTTGTCACATAATTATATATGATTGTGTAGATAATGTATAGATACATAAATAAAATGATGGTTTCTGCTATAACAAAGAAAAGACTTGAACCTTGATCATTAAACATAGAATTTTTATTTAATTCATCTGTCCCGAGTATTGTCATGTTAATGAACATAATTGCAATTATTGTAAATAAAAACATTTGTAAATATGTTTTCATATAGTTGATGACTTCTATATGACTCATTAAATTTTGTTTGTATGATAATATTTGTATAAACCAACAAAGCAATGCTAGAATAAATGCTGTAATTATTAGCAATATTATTTTTGTATATGACAATTTATTTATTAAAGACATTTGAGGAGGTATCCCTGTTGTGATAGTTATAATTCTAATAGCAAATAACATTAATCCTGCAGCTAAAGTGATTGAGCCGATAGTCACACCGTTTCCTGTAATATCGCTACTCATTCCAATTGAAATAATAATGACACTAACCATAATAATTCCAAAAATGATCATCGACATTGCTGATTCATTACTTGTATCAACTTCCAGTGGCATATTATAATGTAATATTATTACATTATAATTCTTATCGATATGCGAACAAATAGATTAATTTTATTCTATATTATTATATTATTAATGAGTCGTTTTGTAACAAATACTACACATCCACTTATTGAAAATGCAAATGAGTTTATGTTATTTAAGAAATATGTGAGTATTCATTCAGAAGATCGTGATGTAATAAAATATCCAAATTCGGGTTATTTTGAGCTTGATTTGCCACAAGATTACTTGAATGTTTCTACTGTCACTTTAAGCAATTATACTTTCCCAATGTATTATAACGTTTTTTCTATTTCTCAGAATAATGTCTTCTTTACTTTTAGTCTTGCTTCGTATAACCCCATTTTACCAATACCAGCATCGTTATCATTAGCGATTAACAATACAGAATTTACTATTATCATTACAGAAGGAACATATACTTCTACGACAATGCCGACTGAACTGACTAACAAAATGAATGAAGCAGTGAATATTTATCTTCTTGCATACATGGCGCAAAATTCTATAGATACTACAGCCTTTATTGCTGCCGGGGGATATACAGGTTTTGTCGTCGTTTTCAATTCAGTGAGTCAAACTCTATGGTTTGGTAATACATCATCTGCTTTTGTTATCACAAATGAGAGTCCTCTATATAGAAGTGAGACACTACAATTGAATGTTTTGTTGCCAGAAGCGGTACAAACTTTCATTAATTGGGGTCTTCCTGCATACTTGGGTTTTTTTCAGTCAAATGCATATTCAAGAACGAGCAAAATTCCTCCTCGATTCTATTATGGAGATGTCGTTTCGGGTGATAATGGTTATTGGCTTGCACCAGCAACGAGCACAAGCGATGTATATTTCTTAGAAGCACCAAGAAAGCTTAATATAGTAGGCGAAAGCTATTTTTATATGGATGTTCAACTCCTAAATACAATGGATGAACTCGCTCCATTTTCTTCACATAACATTAAAAGAGAAACGAGTACAAATCAGTCTAATGGTATTAATAATTCGGCATTTGCTAAAATTCCAGTTGATCCAGCTGGCCAACAAGGTGCGCAATGGTTTAATTCTTCAGCATATAAACTTTTTTATCCACCAGCAGAGAGAATACGCAAGTTGCGTATTAAATTACGGTTTCATGATGGGCGTCTAGTCAATTTTGATAATTTTAATTATTCTTTTTCTCTGATATTTACTATTCTAATTCCACATACTCTTCGAAATGCGACATGTATTGATCCAACATTATCTCAAGGATTTAATAATTCTTTTGGAAATAAATTATCATAATTTGATTTATAAAATATTACCAACTTATATGGTAATATTTTATTTGGTTATTATTTGTATAATAATCTTCTTTATCTTTCAGAGAAACCTATTGGAAGGATTTACAAAAAACCCAAAAGTGATTATATTGGTCGGTGATAGTATTCTAGATAATGAGAGATATGCACAAGAAAGTATAACTGATCAATTGATTCAACAGTTAGACAATAATGAAGACCAAATTATATGTCTAGCAGAAGATAATAGTACAATTAAAAGTACAATGTTTTCTCAGATACCCGATTTGACAAAAGAAGACAAATATAATCATCAAAGCACATATATATTCGTTTCTGTCGGCGGCAATGACATTTTACAGAAAATAGTCTATCAAGATAATTCTCAGAGAAGCTCAGACACACTTTATAGTATAATGACAGATTACTATAATTTTGTCGCCAATATTTCCAAAAAGATGAGCAATGCGAATATTATTCTAATGACACTTTATTATCCACAAGCAAGTCATTACAGAAAATATGATTCTGTCATTAAAGAATGGAATATAAGAGTCAAAGAATGTGCCAAGAAATATCATTGTCGAGTATTGGATTTATCCAAATTTATGACAAATTCTGAAGACTTCTCTCATGACATAGAACCGTCAGATATTGGTGGTAAAAAGTTGACTGAGAATATGATATCTGCTATGGCGTAATTTTGTTTGATTAAATTGAAATAGAAAACTTATATATAATGAATAGTAATTTAAAGAACCAAAACTGTCCACCAACAACAATGAACGTCAAAATTACGCAACTGTGTATGTCATGTAACACACCAGTTAGTGAGAAAATTCTCTACGATTGGATCGATCCAGCCGATAATATCTTTGGATTCAAACTCATTATGCCTTATAGACGGATATTCAGTTTGGCACCACAACTGTATCCAATGAAGATGACGATTGAATGTTGTGAACAACTATATTATAATGTTCTGTGTGTTAAATGTACGGCGAAAAGTGATCATTGGTATTGTTTATCTTGCAACAAAACTTGGTCGAAAGATATGAAGAAATGTGAATTAACGAACGTATGCTTATTATGTATCGAAAAAGAAAAAGAAGATGATATATTGGATTGTTCTTGCGACATGTGCTCGCCAAAATAATAATACTAAATAATAATACCAAATACTAATATAATATTTTTTCTTTATTTTAACTATATATTGAAATGAATACCGACTTTGTAATTGAATCAAAATATGACAATGGAATAGGGTTTATTGAAGTAGATGACACACGAAAACTTGTCAGACATTTTGAATATATATGTGGTTTATCACAACATATTACATTGGATGTATACGAAGACGGATTAATAAAATGTCATGAAAAAATATTGAAATCAACTGATGGACATTTTAATAAAAATAATCCAGAAAATATTATTACTTCAATATTCACAATTGAACTCACTAATAGAGAGAAAATCAATGATGCTATTTTAGAGTTAATTGATAATATATATTTTTCATTATGTGTGAAAATGGGTTTTGAAGAGTTGATTGAAGTGTGTCAAGGTAACACACACATAATCTATTGCGATATTCCTTTACTATCACATGGAATAACTTATGACATGTATGGTATTAGGTTAATGCTGTTCAAAGAAACATTTAACACATTGCGCACATTGAAAAAACTATATGAAAAAATTGTTATATTTTAAGTTTTCTAAAAACACACCATGTTCAAAAAAAATTGAAATACTATTTTCAATTAGCATAGATGTTACTCAAAAAAACAACCAAGTGTTTAAAAAACTCAAAACCGCAAAAAACGAAAACAGAAATGAATTCTCAACAACAAATCAAAATTGAAGAAGAAGTAAGTGTGTCACAAAGTTCAACAGAATTAATGTGTCCTTCTTTCCAACAGATTACAATTCCAGAAGAACTCAGAGAAGATGAAGAATTGAACGCAATGGTTATGAAATGCGAACTCATGCGCCAAGAAATCGTCCGCAAAATTGACAGCAAAATGATGGAAATACGCATCCAAGCAGAATTGGATAAGATCGAAGAAGAAAACCAACAATTGGAAGAACGCAAATGTCTTGCGGATGAAGAATTCCAACAATTGGAAGAGAGAATGCGTCAATTGACAGAACAAAAATGTCAAGTTGAAGAGCAAATACGCCAAAACAATGAACGAAAACTTCGTGTTCCAGAACAGTTTATAAGAAGTTCATCGGTTCCTGATCCAGAGCCAGAGCCAGAACCAGAACCTGAACCAGTGGTTGTTCTCGAGCCATTGCCAAAAGAGAAGATGAACACAGACTTTGTGATTGAATCAAAATATGACAATGGAGTGGGTCTCATTGAAATAGATGACACGCGAAAGCTTGTCAGACATTTTGAGATGAATGAATCAGATTCAACAAATGGAGGACGACATATTACATTGGATGTATATGAAGATGGATTGATAAAATATCATGAAAAAATGATTTGGTGCTGTCGTGAAAAATGTAATGGACGAGAATACACGATTGTTGATACATTCACAATTGAACTCACGAATGGAGAGAAAATCAATGATACCATTTTGGAGTTGATTGACAATATATATTCTCCATTCTGTGAGAAAAAGATGGTTGAGGGTTTTCACAGAATGGATGGAATGGTTCAATATCCATATATTTCTCCTATAATGCGAACCTTTAGTAGAGGACAAGGCAACGATACTTTTGGTCGCATCGCTTTGTTCAAAGTGACATTCAACGCGTTGCTCACATTGAAAAAGATGAATCCATGAGTTCGCTATGTTTTGAGCGACGAAACCCATTTGACTATATTGTTTATAGGACATGTCATATAATCTTCGGGCAATCCATCCAATGAATAGAACTTCGGTTTTCGCATTTTCATTGTTTTGAAAAAGATATATGGCTGTCCTTTTTTATTTGTTCGAATGCTCATATTATCATTGATTACTCGTAAAATAGAAGAAGGTGTAACAGTATTATTATTATTCTTTTCTAAAGATAAAGAGAGAAGTTGTCGATACATTGATCCACATACATCGGCATAAGATGTAGTTCCTTTCAATATATTATCCAAATCGTCTTCCATTGATTGTGTATATTTATAATCGAATAATGCCGAATGATTCACAAGCAAATACTCCATCACTTTGATACCCAATGGTTGAATAACTAATTTATTATGTTCTTTGTTGCGTTCTCTCTTTACAACCTTTTTCTGTATATCAGTATCAACCAATTCATAGTTTGTAGAATACTCATCTTCTGTATTTTCATAACTAATTGTTTGTTTGACTACATATTTTCTTTCTTGAATCTTTTGAATCAGAGAAGAATACGTAGATGGCCTACCAATTCCATGTCGTTCTAATAGTCGCAGCAAATCTGTCTCAGACAAATGTTGACATGTATTATTATATATGGTTTTACTAACGATCTTCTTATAAGGAACAATAGAATCCATTTTAAAATGAAGAAAATAGTTATATTCTGTATTATCGATCTTCGTATTTTTTACGATATGCCATCCTTGAAATAATATATTTTCATTTTTTCGTGTATACTTCAAATCAAATGGTGCTTCAATAAACACTGTTTGTTCTTCGTATTGTACTGGTGACATAAGACTCTCCAATGATGTTTCCCAAATGAGTCTATATATTTTTCTCTCTTTCGATCCATAGACAGGATGTAATTGTTTGAGATGAATATTAGTTGGGCGGATTGCTTCATGTGCATCATCAGAGAAATCATCAGTTGTCATAGAGCCAAGGTATTGTTCATTATTATATTCTTTACAAATGAATTCTTTTACAGAAGAGAGAAACTCGCGACTATAATGAATCGAATCAGTTCGCATATAAGTAATAAACCCTTCCTCATATAGTTGTTGACAGATCTTCATTGTGTCACTAGTAGAATAGGGACTTGCCTGTAGAATTCTGGAAGTAGTCAATGGCATAGGCGGTGCTCTTATTTTCTTTTCGATAGAAGAATATATTTTATGTTGAAAGATACATGTATGTTCTAAAAAGGTCAATACTTCTGGTTCTGTATCATA